GCCGTGGAGAATGATGTGTTCCATGGCTAGATGGACTGCCTTGCCAAAGTGCAGGTGGTTGTTGGGATAAGAGGAGCGCCATCCCAGGATATATTCATAGAAGAAGGCTCTAGGGCAGTCCTGATAGCATTGGATCTTGGTGGAGTCTAAGATATCCATACTTGGATGGTATGAAATAGGAAGAGGTAATTCTGAGATGTTCATATTACTCTACCTCCATATAACCACGAGGATAATACTTCATAGATTTTTCATCCCACTCAGTATCAAAATACTCAAAACAAAACTTAGGACCGAATAGTTCAAAGGCTTTAGCACGCCCTTCTTCAGAAGATGGAGATTCTATAACTGCTACACAGTTATGATCAAAGGTTTTACCATTTACTCGATGTACATGATCTTGTCCAAATGTAACGTAGGTTTTCATATCAGAATCCCTGCCTTAATGTTTTCAAATCTGTTACGTAATTCTCTTAAAGAAGCTGCTTTGTTTCTACCTACTGAAATTACAGAATCCATTTTATCAGGATCTGTGCCAGGAAAATGTTCTTCATTGGCTACAACATTAAGCTCTCGCATTATTAAGGTACTTAAATTATTGACTATGTCACTTGATAGATCTTCATTACTATTAGTCATGACAATTCTCCTTCTTTATAATTAAGGATTGACTTCATCCTCTAGGGTGGCAGTAGATGAGTCGAAATTTCTAAGAATCAAATCTAAAGACTCTATAGATCTATGAAGTTCTCTACGTTCTGTAATAGTAATGAGTGTACTACTTAACAACTTTAATATATTTTCTCTAATACTCTTTAGCCTACCTTGCAGTACGAAGCATCGTCGCTGTTTCCATGATAAGACTTTGGTAGATTTACGTTTAGCCATGGTAGTTAATCCTTATGGTTATGATCTTTTCCACAACAGGTACAGATATTTAGATTTTCAAGTCCTGCATTTTTAGCATAGCCCCATAGACCTGGTAATGTATTTTTGATTAAATCTAATCCATTCACTGTTGCAGGGTCTGTGTATGTTACTACATCTATGGATGCAGGAATTTTAAATCTCCATCTTTCTGGGAGTTTTGAGAAATCCACTTCTACAATATTTTTAGAATCTACTTTTGCACTGAGCATTTTTCTAAATGTTCTAGCTAATTCATCAAGAACAAATTCACTAATATTTTCTTTATTTAACATAGTCAATCCTTAAGTGAGCAAGATTCAATAAAGGCTTTAGGGAATTTCCTGAACTCTTCCAATTCAGCAGGAGTGAGTTTAGGATTTACTTCTATTACATTGGTTACTTGTTTGTGAAGGATACGAGTGTAACTATTTCCTTCAATAAGAATTAGAGGTATAGACATGATTGGATTCCTATGTTGATTTAATCATGATAGCAATATTATTCTACTTTATATATTGTATACTCATGTTTACAAAGATTTCTAGTAACTCGAATATTCCAGTTATTTTTAATCTGGTGTATAAATTCGTCAACATCACTAAGTCGAGCAGGCCCATCTAAGAGTGGAGATTTAATACTGCCATCTGCAGCCTCTCGTAACTCATCATATCTAAGAGTGATAGCCTGTCCTACTTTCATTCTCATTACAGCGCTAAGTAAGTCAGCCTGTCGCATGTTAATCACTATCTCCACACTCAGGTTTCTCTGATACAATTCGCACGGCACGGGAGAATAAGGGGACTCCCTTGGCGTCACTAGTGGTTTGGTATTCTACTTCGAGATATTCGCCTATCGGAGTGTATAGTTTTTCAACAATATCATTCCAAATTTGTCTACGAATATCATGATACAGCTTCCCGGCACCTACCTTGAAATAGGTGCCCATATCATCTACACACTCGAAAGCTCCGATCATTCCAAGAGGTTTACCATCCTCTGAGATTGCCTCAATCACTTTTGAAATCATGTAGTGGTCAGTCTTCTTAGGTTTAAACTTCATCATTGCACCAGTTCTGCGGCGAGTATAGAAGGAGTTCATCTCTCGTACAATAAATCCCTCATAGCCCATCTCGATATATTCTTCGTATAAAGTGTAGAGTTTAGGCAGACTATCTGCTACTCTGCACTTAACATGTTTGAGAGGGCCATCAGGGATTGATTGTAGAATTTTGCCAAGGTTCTGGAGTCGGAACCATTGAGGTGAGTTGTCTATTAGGTCGAACAGGTGGAGTTCCATCTTAGCTGAGTCAGAATGGATATTGGTCTCACGACTTACGATAGAGTGGATCTCACTCCAATTGAGGCCGTGAACGTAGAGTTCCCCATCATACTCGCCATCTGGTAAGCAAAGGCCAGCCTGATTTATGTGAGGTACTGCGGGGATTATGTCTTCGGAGGAAGAGAGGAGAAGGCATCGTGAACCTTCCTTGATAAGACGACAGCGTTCTCCATTTAACTTGGGTTGAACTATCCAGGGCTGAGACCAAGTGGTTTTGAAGCGTCCTTGATTGAGGATGCGACGTTCTTCAAAAGGTTCAGCTAGTTGAATTCCAGAGCGGATGGCCATTAGACTCCTCGAATGATCGGGTTGGTACAATCTGAGAGTGAAATAAAAACCTCCTGAAATATTATTATTCGAAGTATGGACAAGAACAATAAGCTTTCAGGAGGTTCACTACATTCATCAATATTCTGCCAGTCATAAGTGAGGATTGTGTAGCGTCAGCTACCGTAATCTTTGAGGGCATATACAACATTCGTTCTAATTTATGTTTACGCTAGAACACTGGATCGACCAGAAAAGAAGCGTTTATCTTTTTTAAGGAATGCCCCGTTTGATTCAGCAAGGCACGGGGCCACACCTCGGAGGAGAAGTCAGTTCTATAACCTGACTTCGATAATAATATAATCCCGCTGATAGCGATAGATTATATTACAACAGCCCTAGAGAGGATTAGGACTGCACACCCAGGGAGGCCAGGAACTCAGCCTGCTTCTCAGGAGACCAAGAAGAGAAGGCATTCTGAATTGCCACAGCAGGATCGACCTGAGTCTTCTCGATAACCATGCCAGGTTTCCAGGCGTCGACAAGAGTCTGAATCTGATCGACGGACAGGCCGGCCTTCAACTTAGCGCGGACGATAGACTGGAGACCTACCTTGGCATTGGCCTTGTAGTTGGAGTGAACGGCTTCAGCACCGGCCAGTTCCACGGCGGAGTCCAGATTGTCGCCGAAATCGTATTCAACAGTAGCCTGTTTCCAAGTCGGCTGGCCTTCCTCATTCAGAACCACATTGCCGTCTTTGTCTTTTACCTGATACTTTGCTTCTACAGTCTCTCTTGCCATGGTTTGGAACTCCTTGTTTAAATTGTTAACTGTTAAATTTGGCATAATTGCCGTTTGATGGTCACATAATACACCATTATGGGACAGTTGTCAACATCTTGGTGAAATTATTTTTATCAGTGCGCGGGCGTCGCTTTGCTCCGCCCTGCGCAAACAACATACATGAGAAAACCAGTGTACCGCTTCGATCTAGAGCGAGTATCAGCCGCCATACATGAGAGCCAGTCCGTCTGCCAGGCCACTTTCCTACAGGTTAGCAGCAACGTGAACAGCAAAAAGCCCTGGGAAAAAGAATAAGCGTCATGATTCTTTAAGTGGAGGGATTCACAGAGGCCTCCTTTCTACTGGACTCTAACAGAGAGTGGATCAGACTCTCCCGGGCTTCAGTGGTCATGCTGTTGAGAGAGGCGAAGAGTTCCTTTTCTCGAAGTGGGGCCTTAGGAGTGTAGGTTCTCTTTACCTTAGGTGTTATGGTGGGGAGTTTAGTGATCCTGCCAGCATTCTCCCAAATCCTGATTTGGAGGTCAATCCTCTCTCGCTCTAATGAGTTGAAGAGCTTCTGACGGGAGGATAGTTTGGCCTTAATATCGTGGATTTCCTCACGAAGTTCTTTCAGAACTATGGCTAACTCTCGAATTCGTGGATTAGAATGGAGGGCTAGTCCAACTTCCATAGGAGATGACTCTCCCTGCATTGATTTAATCAACATAGCATTATCTCCCATCTTGTGTAACTTCAGGGATGATTCCCAAAGATTTCTTAAACTCCTCGGTTCTTCCATTAGCTTCTTCTACCCTATCTTGGAGTTCTCTACTCATTAGACTCTCCAGATTGGCCAAGGCCACTTGATGGGACGGGCCTCTTCCTTTAACCTTAGGAGTTGTGAGTGCAGATGCAGGTTGAAGGGATGTAGTCAATGAGTCCAGGGAGACTCCTTCTGCAATCATAGCTTTGGCCATATTCTGGGGGTTTATCTTCTGAACTTTGAGACTCATGCGCTCCAACACTGCCACAGCCTCCTCTTGGGTTTGAGGAAACTCGGCCTTTCCATTTAGAGTTAGCAGTTCAGCAAAGCTCTCCATACTTAGGCGCACCAGCTCGCTGAGGGATGAGGGAGTTTCCCCGACTGAGGCCCAATAAAGGGCGAGGGTTGCCAGATAGCGAGCATCCACTCGACTGGTTAGGGTGAGGGTTGCTAGGCGATTCTTTACTTCGGATAGTTTAGACATGGGATGTAGACCTCTTCTCTACTAATTCCTTAAAGTGATCCAGAACTTCTCTCCATGTGGAGAGTTCGGGAGACATCTGGCAATCATTAGGAAAGTTAATAAATCCTATCTTTTGCTTCTTATTAACTTGGATTAACTCTTCCTTGGAATACCAAGGATATTGGAGATAGGAATTTTGTAATGAGCATGGATGCTTGGTGAGTTTACCCAGTTGGGCCGCTGCTTGGGCCATGGTTAGGTCTCTCTTCATGGGATTCTTTCTCCTCTTTCTTTTTTAAGAGTGTTTAACTTCTTGAGTCTCTCTCCGACCTCCTTCAAAAGAGTAGCACTATCTCTGATCATTTCATCCAGAAGGCGCTGCTTGTTGAATTCAACATCTCTTTCCAGAGTCATCATAGTGTAGACAAAGTAACCCCATGGAGAACGGTGGACTTGTCCAGAGAATAATTCAGGACTGGTTACCTTTCGAGTTGTGAACTCTAGGGATTTGTTAGAGAGTTCGATTAAGGTGTAGGAGGGCATAATTAGACCATGTGTGTATAGGAATGTTTTAAGGCCTGGTAGATCCTCCGGAAGCCTTCATACTTCATGGTTATCTTCTTTACTCTCTTCACTATAGGTTGATCCTTGTCATCAAGCGCGCCAGTGAAGTATTTCTTAATCGTCGATATGTAAGTGGCCCTAGAACGTCCATGTCCAGCTAGATTCAATGCTTGTGCTCTCAATCTCTTGGCAACTGTTCCTCTCATGGTAGGTCTCCTTATAAGTTTGGCTAATTTAGCCGCTTTGGTTGCAATTTCGTTGGCAACTTTTAGTTGTGCTTTAGGATCATAATTCAGGTATAACTCTCCTTCAGTTATACATCCAGTAGGCCACAAACTGCGAAGAGGGCATACTTTTAGGCATTGAAGGTCAGGGTATCCTACATCTAATTTAGGATATTCCTGAATTACATACTCACAACAGGGGCAGTCATGTAGCATGGGATCAAACTGCCAGTCATACAGAATTTCTTCTTTAATCTTTCCAGTCTCTGCAACCTCATTCCATAATGATGCAGAGAGTTCTATAGCCGCATCTCTTGTTAAGTCCATACTAATCTCCTTACTTCCTAATCAGTCGTAATCGACACTTCTGACCATGCTCCTTAGTGTGGAGGTTATCCACTTTTAAACCTTTATTAGAGGCAATTTGCTTGAGTAAATTACACTCAGAACATCCAGAGCAAGATTCTGTCTTGAGGAATCTAGCCTGGATGCGAATAGAGAATCCTCTCTTTGTAATGTAGGACTCCTTGCTGATGCGATACCATAGGCCTTTGCACTCAGTCATGACTCTTCTCCTTCATGTAAATCTCCACAGGAACATGCCGAACCCTACCACTCCTGGGAGATGATCGAGTCCGTCGGTAGGAAGGCTTAGGATGAGGCCTATACAGAGAGTGTTTCTTAATCTCATAGACCACTTCGGAGAGAATCTCTTTAGAATTCATCACTAACCTCCCAAGTAATTAATGAAGAATAAGTTTAAATCCAGGATAAGAGTCTTTCTCTTCCAGCCCCATCTTATGAGCTTCCAGTAAGGTGTAAAGAGTGCCAACTCCCTTAGGCTTGGACACAATGTGATGGAGAAGAGTGGTGGTGGGAAGTTTGGGAGCCTTATACTTTCCACAAGGCCCAATTGATGCGATTCCTTTACATTCTACACGGGTGCAGTTGTTACAGGTTCTGAGAGACATGAGTTGATACTCCTTTGTTGAGTTGAGTTAAATTACCATCCAGATTATTGAGCCAATCACTAGGGCCAGCCCAGTGGCTAACACAAGCCTTTTTCCATTCCTCTTCCTTCTCCGAGAGTCGAAGAACTCTCTCTGAGCATCTCTCCAGGTCCAGAAGATCACTTGGTCCGGCCACTGCCAGCGGCCAACGTGGAGAGGTTGGAAGTTCAAGAATCCCATCTCCTTTCCACGTCGGACTCCTGAAGAGCGATCCATGTCAGGGAATTTTGACTTCTTAGATTTTCTCATTATTTCTCCTTAACTTATTCCAGTAATTTAAAACTCTCCACCAACCAAAGCCCCATCGAAAAACTGCGGTCAATACTTGACCATCTGCCAATGCAACGTATTCGGTGATCAGTGTCACAAAGTCCAGTTGCCCATGTTGCGGAAGCCCGTGGCCGATAGATAATATATCCCTCGACAACACCTTATGCTCAATTTTATGGTTAAAATGTATCTCTATCATGCCCAAGTCTCCTTCGAACAATGCTTACACCGGCTGAGAGTATTCCCCGCATGATCCATGTAGAGCCTCCCACTCATGGTTACAGGTAGCTTTTCTGGGAAAGTTAATTGCCCAGATGCAGGCCAATGCGATAATGGCCCATATCAGCAATCCAATCTTGGTAGCCCATATGATCAACATTTCGTATCCCATGATTAGTTCCTCTCCATCTTACCCAACTGTTTCTCACACTTTCCAGGACGTGAGTAGAGAGCCTTCTTCTGTTCCTCAACAGAAAGTTCTCTCCATGCAGCATTCCGAGCATCAGCCTCTTCTCGCTTCACTTGCTTGGTTTTCATAACTTCTCCTTCATTAGGCAAAATTGCCAAAGGTGGGATGGAATCCCATTACCCCATTCACACCATTACACCATACACCACATTACACCAGTTGTCAACATCTAACCAATTTTAATTCGATAGGAGAAAGGCTGTGCTATGTTGATTTAATCCACACAGCAATCATCCCCTCCCGTGGGATTGCGCCAGCAATCATGCTTACAGATCATTTCTCCGATACTATAAATGTGGCGATTGGCCAATGAGCATGATTCCTTGATCTGGGTATAGGCTGAGAGCATGATTCCTTGCGGAATCCCACCTAGTTCCACACATACCCTACCCTAACGGCTGAGGCAATCACTATGAGTGCCCATTCTGAGTCTCGCCCAGATCTAATCCACCATCCGCAGAATCTCTCACTGTAACCCGCACTGTTCAAGTTCCATCTAATCTGCTCCACGTTCATGATGACCCTCCTTTAGCACAGGGTGCTATTGGGACGATAGTCCCATGGTGTAATCCAACGAATGGAATGAACCTTTGGAGTCGAATGAATGGGATGAATCCACCCCATCCACACACCATTCAATCCAAATTTTGTAATGGAGAGAGTGGAAGAATCTACTCTATATTTTACTCTCCTTTGTTATATAATTTAAGTATTACATTAAACCATTAAACCATTACAACATTACACCATTACACTCCATTACGTTCATGAATTCATGGGAGATGCGTACGCATGGGGTAGGTTCATTCCATTCATTCAATGTATTCAATTCAATAAATGCACTCCATTACACACCTTGAGGTAAATTACACTCAGTGAATCTATGTCCCTTGGGCTTATATATCTGAGTTACTGCTTCCCAAAGTCTAGGATGAATATCGCATCTTATGAAGTGGTAAAGTTCACCGTCTGAATCAGGCATCTGAAGTCCTGACATAAGAACTTCTTCACCGGGAAGTGTCTTAAAATAATAGTTGCGTAATTCTCTCATGATAGTTCTCCTTTAAGGTTATATTGGCTGATACCCAGCATAAAGAGCAGATGACCAATTGGTTAGATGTTGCCTGATTAGTATTCGTCGTCCTCGGTATCTACTACCGTGATAGGGTCGCCATCTTCGTCCAGCTCGGGAGCCTGCTCCCCGTTGTCCACTTCTTCCTGCTTTACATTCTGGCTCCCTGCCAAGAATGCCATAACCTCTTCCGGAGACTTCCCGGCGAGATATGCCCGGATGTCATCCTCGGTGATCGGGCGAGTCCGCCCACGACCGCCTTCGAACAAGGGATTACCGAACGTGACCACCTTCGGGAGCTTCCCTTCGAGGAACTTACTCCAGTTGTTCCTGATCTGCCCCTGCCATGCGACCACCTGATTTGCAATGGCATGGCGCTGAATGATGCTCGGGGCTACCCCGTCAAAGGAGCACTCGAACTCCACCTCTTTGAAATTCTTCGCGGCCTTCTGCTCCGCATCCATTGCTACTTTGAATTTTACCGTCGTTGTCTGAGCCATGATGATTCTCCTTATTACTGGATCATCTGCCCTTTATGCCGGGTATCATTGGAATGGGCTGAGGTGTGGACCTATCGGTTAATTATTTTTCCTGTTCAAATGTCAGGGCACCATGCCAGAAAGAATTTATATGTGTTATATTCGTTGCATGACAATCCTCATTAGGTGTTACCAATACCCATTCATCGGGCACATTCTCCAGTAATTTCTTTAATTGCCCAACTGTACGACATTCAAATTCCTGATCCAGTTTCATTGTATGACCTCCCAGAAGATAGGCCCACAATTCAACCCATTCCTGTATTTCGGCTCCGATGTCCCATGCCCCGTGGCTTTCCCACGTCCCATAGGTTCGAATTGATCCGATTGCGGGCGACTGCCCGTTATGTCAATGATCGATGGGGCGTTATGTATTGTGCCCCGATGTTGATCCCATTATACCATATTTCCACCCGATGTCAAATCCAGCGACCAAATCACACATGACCCCCTCAAGGGGGTGGGGGTTGGCTGTACCCCATAGACCCTTGTGTGTAAGTTGTGTCGTAAGATTGATATTGGTGCCAATTGATCACCAACCCTTATCCTAATTACCCTACCCCTGTATGGATTTAATCCATATAGCACAGGTGTTATCACTGGGGTGATCCTTACTGGGCAGGATTCAGAATTGTTAACTAGTAGTCTACTATGTGCCAAATGATGCCTTGATTTATTCCTACCAGAATGTTAAAATGGGATCACAATTGGAGGACTTTATGCCTAGTGTTATCACAAATACAGTTGTTAATGCAGCAGGGGAGCAAGTAGTATACTCTTATCCACTGGAGAAGTACTCTAATCCAGAGCGTAAGGATGGGCGTAAATCTTCTTTCACTATTGCTGGGGAAGTTCCTAAGAAAAAAGGATGGCAAGTTGCAGAGATGTGGGATAAGCATCATGAGATTGCTAGGAGACTTGTTCTAGGCCAAAGTAATGCTGATATTGCTAAGGATCTAGGGATAGGAATTCAGCAAGTTTCCAACGTTAAGAACTCCCCAGTGGTGCAGGATAAGTTGACTATCATGAGAGCCGCTCGTGATGCTGGGACTATTGACCTGGCGAAGGAGATTGCTGATCTAGCTCCTATTGCATTGCAGAGAGTAAGAGAAGCTCTGGAGACTGGCGCAGTTCTAGGTAGAGAGTTAAGTGGTTCGGCCATTATGAAAGAGGCTAATAGTATAGTGGATCGTGAGATAGGTAAACCTACTCAAAGGATCGACACTAGAAATGTCCATGGGCATTTCACGATGGATGATATAGAAAGGATTAAGGAACGAGCTAGGGAACTGGCTGGATTTTCAGGTCAAATGGCTACTGAACCAGGATGAAACTGATTATGAGTAAGTTATTTGCACCTGACCAGTATTGGAGTTTGACACCAGAAGCTCGTGCAGATGCTACTAATGGATGTGGTACGAGAGGGATAATTGGTATACTGGTTCCAGATACAATTTATGGATTATGTATTACTCCAGCTTGTAACATCCACGATTGGATGTATATCTGTGGAGCCACACTATATGATAAAGATGAAGCGGATCGAGTTTTCTTAAACAATATGCTTCGATTGATAGATGATGGACGGAGCTGGAAATGGTTGAAACTGTTGAGAATTCGACGCGCAAAGATATATTATCAAGCAGTACGTTTATGTGGTGGGCCAGCATTTTGGGCTGCTAAGAATAAACCAGAATCCTTAGGATATATCAATGGATGATCTGATTCAATCTGGAGGTATTGGAGGAATTGGCGCACTCTTTGGGGCTCTCTTAACCTGGGCAGGCTTTAGAGAAAGACTTGCGGTAGGGGAAGATAGAGCAATTCAACTTGAGAAAGATGTAGTTTATAAAGATACTTGTACTGTGTGTCAGAAAGATTCAGATCACAGGTTTAAAGATATAACTGATAGATTATCCAGAGTAGAGACTTCCATTGATAAGGGATTCTCTGATTTATCCACTCTTGTGAAGGAGTTA